TCTCTGCTGGGCGTATCTCATAGGTCGTGTGGATGGATGGGGCTTCGCCAAAGTACACAATATTCCGCGTTTCCCGTTGAAATCTGAGTTCGTCCAACCATGACCTTGTGTTTTTTGAGGCATTGACGACTGCAAGCAAGCGCCCCCTGTTCTCCTCCGTCATGTTTGGTGCGTTCAAAACATCAATCCGAAAATGATATGGCTCACCGCCATACTCGAACCATTCTGTGATAACACCGCCTTTGAAAACGGTCTGTGTCATCTTTTCAACAGCGGCTTTTGTTCCTTTGATACGATGCCATGCGATAGACTCACGCACGAGCTGACGCTTCGTCTCAATGCTCATAGACGGCTCATAGAAATCGACGTGCCACTGCCATGCGAGAAGGTCGATGACCTCCTCCGAAAGTTCGTCAAGGCGCGGCAGGAGCAGGGCGTTCCTTGTCGCCGCTGTGATTTTTTGCAGTTCATCATCGAGCGCCCGTGCCGCCGCATGAATCTGTTTATCGGCGAGAAGATTCGGTGGCAGGATGTCAAGAAGTGAAACGCTTTGCAGGTCTTTACTCATCTTCCAGTCCTCCGAATGTCACATTGACATGATCGGCAATGGCGACTTGATTCTTTTCCGTCTTTTTGAATACGGGGGATTTGATCTCTGCCCGCTTTACGCCCGCTGCTCGCAGGCGATAATAAAGCTCGGTCGGGTTGATGTCCCGTCCGAGCTTCTCCTTCTGCCATGCGATAAATTCCTGCACAGCGTTTTCCGCGCGTGTCTGTATTGCTGCCGCCTCGGTTGCGTCGCGGCGGTCGATGTAGTACCGTGCTTCAATATCGTATTTCACGCTTTCTGGGACTTTTACGCTCACCTTGTCCGTCAGCGGACGGATACGACGGTTATTCAGCTTCTCGCGTACAAGCGAGAGGACTTCTTCGCCCGGAATCACGCCGCCCTTTAGGAGCGGATAAACGTCAACCTCGCCCGGCGCAGGGCTGTCTACACTTACGTCCGAGATGATCGCCGACGCCGCCTTTGCGTGATACTCATACGCGAGCGTCGGCCCCGCCGTTGAAAACTTTTCCGGCGCTTCGTGGATGCGCTCACGATAAGATTCATCATCCTCCACATCCGCGCCGCCCTCGCTCTTTGTCGTGTTCTCCGCTGCCGCCCAAAATGGCACAGGGTCAACGATTCTGCTGATCTCTCCCGGCAGGTAGCCGTTCCCTCGCCCCCCATTTTCGATGCAGGTTGCCGACGCCGCGACGGATAATTTCCCCGCCGGAATGATGGCGTTCTCGCTCAGCGCGAAATAAATATTATCCCCCGCCGTGATCCGCGCCCCTTTGGGAACGATGACTGCCTGTTCCCGTGCCGCTGAGAGCGTGAGCTTCATCGTTACCGTTGCCGGGCTTGCGGGCAGTCGTTCCGTACCGACAAGCGCACCGATATGGTCGAGATAACTCCCCTTTGCATATGCAAGCAGGTTCATCTTCGCCATCTGGTCAAATAAAAGGCGCTGCTGAATTAGCAGTGCCTCAATACCAAGAAGGAATAAGCGCAAGGGATCGGCTCGTGCAAGTTTTCGTTTCAGCAGTGCCTCCACGATGTCCAAGACGTGAATTTCCATTTCTTCCGGGTTCGCATCCACAAATTTCAGCTGCTCTAAATTTTTGAGTCCCATTCACTTTCACCTCCTTGCATTATTCATTGATTCGTATTTTTATTATCGGTGTCAGTTTTCCGCTCTCATCGCCGTTAAAGTCAATGGCTTCGATGATTGCACGCGGTTCATAGCGGCGTACCGCACGAAATATCTCGTTTGTAAGGTGTGCCTTTGCGATATTGATCGGGCGGTCAACAATCGCGCCGTCAATGCCAAAGGCACGATCCATTGGCACGGAATACTTGACTGTGGATATAATCATACGGACGTTTTGCAGGACTTCCTCAGCAAGTGTCTTAGGTGCGAAATTGATCAGCGGTGCATCGCCGCCGTTGATTGTATAGAGCACGTCACAGCCCTCCCAAAACGGCACTCGTGATGTTGTACGCTTTCCCATATTTGTTCACAATGCTCTTTTCTTCGACATAGTTGCTGTCATCGTATTCCGTGAGGGTGAGTGACGGCGTACATTGGAGCAAACGCCCGTCCGCCGTCCAGTAATGCCCCGCCTCCTTGATGCTGTCCAGTCGCCAATAGCACTGCGAAACGGGCTTTCCTCCGATGATGAGCGGAAATACAGCCCCCGTGTCACGCATCTTGCGCAGTTTCCCCAGTTGCGCGGCAACGTCGATATTATGCGCCGCGTCAAGAATAATGCTAAATGACAGCTTTTCAAGCCCGGGACCTCCAAACTGACTGACAGGCTTTCGCATGAGTAGGTCATGCTCTGTCCAGCGCCCCGCACTCTCACGCTCATAGTCCATCGGCGTGAGCATATAATGCGGCGAAACGACAAAGACAATATCGCCCATGTAGCCGATATACATAGTCCGTCACCTTCTTCCCTTGTCGGCGACGTTACCCGCCGATGAATACGTTTCCGCTTCCCACGGCTACACTCCCGCCGCATGACACAGGATCACCGATGCGCCCCGCTGCACGTCCGTTGATGTATACCGTCCCACTTCCGGCGGCGATGTTTCCGCTGTGCGGCGGGTGTACGGGGCATCCATGTGCTGGATAGCTGTCCCCAACACGCCCCGCGCCTCTGCCGTTGATGTATACGTCCCCGCTGTGCCCTGCAAGTCCGCGCGGCGGACAGGCATCATGTCCCGTATCATTATCTCCTTGTCTTGTTGCTGCTGGCATAATGCTCCTCCTTTAGTTCAGATCAATACGCGGGGCTGTGAATTTCAGCGATTTTGATGCGTGAATTTCCATTTCCCCGTTGTTATTTACAATGTAACTTCCGTCCTTGTAACGGATGCTGCGTACGCTCGGATCACTCTCTTTCGGCGGGTCTGCCTCACTGTAGAACGCACCGATGACGAATCCCTCGCCGGGGCCTTTCCCTGACGTATTTGGCAAAAGGACGCATAGGACTTGCTCGTCAATCGCCGGCATCCAGTAGTCCTTCGTCTCCTTCGTACATCTGCTCATCACGGCGAGTTCAGCGGTCGTTCGGTCATCCTTGTCCGGACGGCGTACGATGACCGTCCCCGGCGTCTTTCCGTAGGATGACACCTGACCAATGAAAATACACTCCGAGAGCGCAGCGCTGCCCGTATCAGTAGCCATCCAGACACCTCCTTATATCAACGCTCGTTGTATAGGATGCTTCGACGCTGTGCGATACTTTTGTCACGATGTATTTGCCGTCAAACTTCCCGAAATTCTTGAGCAGGATTGTCATTCCTGCCGCGAAATTCGTATTCCCGATGGTTGCAAAACTACCCGTCACTTCTTCCTTGTTCGCCTCGCGCAGCTTCTTCTTGGCGAGCCGCTCCGCCTCGGCAGTATTCTCCACCTGCTCACGTACAAAAAGGACGCGCCCTTTCTCCTTTCCGGGGATTGTGTACACGCCTTCAATGACCTCTTTTTTCTTTCCCTTTTGATACTTGACGTGACAGCTCCCGTAGGTGTCACGCGTCTTGGCACGCATATTGTAGGACGTGAGCCACCGCAGCGGCATTGTCTTTTCGTCAAGCTCCGCCTTTACGCCGGGCTTATAGACGGTGATGATCGGCTCTTGTGCCTCATATTTCACATCGTCGAAAATGACGATCTGCTCCGCCATGATCTTGAGGCTCATGCCGTTGTCTTTGCAGATTTTCAGTAGAAATGCTAGGTCGGATTCATCCGCCTGCTCCACATGATCGAGGTTCGGATTCTCCTCGCAGTCCCAGATGAGCGAAAGATTGTTTCGTTCACAGATGTCGGAGGCGCATTTCCAGACGGATATTTCCTCCCATGTCTGATTACGCCGCGTGCCGCGTAGTGTGGACGCGCCGACAACCGATACCCCTTTGATCTGTACAGTGGAGGGGAACCCAACGATCTCCACCTCATCAATCTCAAATTTCCCTGCATGAAAAATCGCCTCGCCGTCCTTCAAGGTGATGCGATTGTAGGTGTGAATGGTGATGTCGAGCATATTGCCCTCGCCCTCCGGAAACCAATCTTCCATCCAGAGCTGCGCTCGATCCTCAAGTGTGAGTGTCACATCGTCCGCTGCGGCGGATAGGTTATCCGTGTAGGACATGGATATGAGATATTTGCTCACATCCTCGGAAATATCCTTTTCCTCCGTCTCGCCCGCCGGAGTGTACTTGATTTCAAGCCATGCACGACGCGAGAGTTCCGATCCGCTCGGCAGCTCTTTCAGCCAATCGTCTAGCGGATTTTCATATTCTGCCATTTCCTACCTCCTCCACGGCGGCAATATGTGTGAGGCTTCCGGTGCAATGGTTGGACAAATGACATTTATGCCCGATGGAAATATGGCGATGTGTACGAGGTCGTTATTTGCCTCAATCATCTGTACCATTGCCGATTCCTTGCCATAGACCTTATAGGCGATCATGTCCCATGTGTCACCTTGTATGCTCGTGTAGGTATCAGGCATAGGAAAGCCTCCTTTCATGCGCATCCTGTCGCTTAATGAGTGCCGGGAGCATAGCGATGAGTTCCTGTTTTTGCCGCTCAAGTTCCACGCGCAGCTGTTCCACAACACCCGCATCTACCGCGCCGTCGATGTGGATGGTTGGATTGAAGGTGATACTCACACCCCCGCTTGATGGCGGCATTGCCATAACAGTCGGATTCTGCATCGGGAGTGGTGCTTGCATTTGCATCATAGATATGCGTGCTGCTGCTTGCGGCTCTGCGTTCTGTATGGCGTTGGTAATAGGCGGTACAAGTGTCAGTTTCGGCGGCCGTGTTTGCGCCGCACTCTCTTGCATCGTTTTCGCATTCGGTAAAAGCCCGAGCATTTCGCCTGTCTGCCTCCATAGGCTCGCAGCGCGGGCACTTCCGTCAATTGGGATTGCCGCCTCTGCCGAATCCTCCGCAAAGGTCGTAAGGAACGCCCCTCTCTGATAGATGCCGCCGCGTGCATTCGCCGCGATGGCATCGACGCCGACCGTGAAACCGCCCGAAAAGCTCGCCTTGATATTCTCCCACGCTCCACTGAGTGTGTTTGAAATCGCCTCTGGTATCTGACTGATCCAGTTCATAACGGCATCATACGCATCGCTTGCCCATGCATCCGCTGCCGCAACAAACGACGCGCCCGCTTCCGTGCAGTATGTCGGCAGGTTCATGAGGTATGTATACGCCTCATTGACTATGTTCGTTATCCATGTGATAACGGTCGTGTACGCCGCTATGAGCCACGCCGCAGCCGCTGAAAGGAATGCCATCCCCGTCTCCATGCAGTAAGCGGGCAGGTTCATAAGAAATGTATATGTGTCATTGACTATCTGCGTTATCCTCTCGATAAAAGCCGTATGCGTTGCCAACAGCCACGCAATCGCCACCGCAAAAAACGCTGTGCCTGCTTCCATGCAGTAGCCCGGCAGTCTCATGAGGAATCCCGCAATCGCAAGAACCATCCTCAAGTAGAGCCTTGGCAGCGATATGATGATCCCCGCCATGAATCCAATAGCAAATACCACACGCTCAGGAATTCGCATAATGAAGTCAATCGCCGCCGATACGAAGGACTGAATACCTTCTACAATCGCAGTTCCGAGCCCTGTGAAGAACGCTCCTGCTCTACTGAGTGCAGATGAGATTGCATCCACAATATCCGCTCCAAGCTGTGTGAAGAATTCGCCTACACTCGCCCACGCGGCTTTTATTCCTTCCCACGCTTTATCCGCATACTCTCGCACGCCGTCAAAGTGTGTGTAGAGGAGATAGAGTGCGCCGACGACCGCCGCAATCGCAATGACGATCATCCCCAGTGGATTGGCTGACATTGCTATATTCCATGCCCACTGCGCCGCCGTTGCTATTCTCGTCGCGAGTTCAAGCCCTTTGACAAACTCAGCGGCAAGTTGGAAGGACGCATAGGCGAGGGCTGCGCCTTGTACGATCAAGGTCATTCCTGCGATTGCAACGATAAGCGCAGCAATTCCCGCCGCCACTCCTGCGATGATTGCAACAAGTTCCTGATTCTTTGATGCCCACTCGCCAAAGGACGTGAGTACGGGCGCGACTGCTGCGAACAAATTCCCAATTGCCGGGAGGAGTGCGTTGCCGATGGATATTTGCGTAGCGTCCAGCGCGTTCTTTGCAAGCTGAATCTGATTTTCCGTCGTCTGACTACGCGCCGCATACTCCTGCTCCATTGACCCCGCGTACTGCGCTGCATCGGCAACTTTATCAAAATTCTCCTGCAAATTCTCAAGATTGCCGAGCAGCGGCGCGATTGCTCCGATGGATTCTTTGCCGAATAGGTCTTGTAGTGTCGCTGCCCTCTTGTCTGCGTTAAGTTCCTGCAGGGCTTTCATTACGTCGATGATTGCGCCTTTTGCGTCCACTTGCATCCGGCTCGCTACATCCTCAGCCGTCATGCCAAGCGCGGCAAATGCAGCGGCTTGTGACTTCGTCGCCCCCTCGCCCGCTGCCATGCCAAGAATGAGGTTCTTAATGCCCGTTGCCGCGACTTCTGACGGAATACCAACGCCGACCATCGACGCACCAAGCGCGGCGATCTCCCCCGATGCAACGCCGCCGACCTCACCAAGCGGGCCGATGCGCGTCACAACATCCGAGATGAGCGGCGCGGATGCCGCTGTCGTATTACCGAGGTAGTTGACTTTATCGGCAAGCGCAACGACTTCCTCCTGGTTCATTTTGAACGCCGTGCGCCATTTTGCCATCATATCGCCCGCCTGATCTGCGGTAATGTCAAAGGCAATGCCCATCTTTGTTGCAGATTCGGCAAAGGCAAGCAGATCCTCGCGTGCGATGCCCGACTGTCCGCCCGCCGCGACGATCTGAGCAATCCCCTCCGCCGCCATCGGCAGCTCCGTCGATAGTTTGAGAATATCACCCGACATTGTCTTGAACTGCTGCGGCGTATCGAAGTCAACGACCTTGCGCACATCCGCCATCACAGACTCAAACTTGATTGCCTCATGCGTTGCTTCGATGAGTGGCGCGGCAATCGCCCCCGCAAAAAGCGTCGCTTCCATGAAGTTTCCCTTTGCCGCGCTAAATTTTTCGCTTGCGCCCTGTCTTTTCTCACGCAGTCCTGCCATCTTCTCACGATGTGCTATCGCGGCTTTCTCCTTGTCGATGGTTTTCTGTAGGGCTTCCTGTGCCGTGCGTTGACTCTCAGCAAAGTTCTTTGTCGATATGCCCGCCTCGGTGAGCGAGGTACGGACACCTTGAAGTGCGGCTTGCTGATTTGATAGGGTATCTTTCAGCCGCGCCGCCTTATTCTTCGCCTCCTCAAAGTCCCTGCCGAGAGCCTTTGTCCGTTCCTCACTCTCCTTGTATGCGGCGGTCATACTCTTGAGTTCTGCCTTTGCAGCTTTGAACGTCGCAGGTGTGAGCGTTCCCTTCATGCGGTCGAGGCTTTCCTTTGCCTGATCGACGCGTGCTTTAAGTGCCGCCGTCTCCTGCTGCGATGCCTTGAACTCTCCTGCGAGTGCCGCCGCGCGGGCGCGGGCCTCGGTGAGGCTGTTTGAATTATCTTGAATGGCACGCTTGAGCGTTATAAACTGCGCGGACTTTGCGCTGATATTTGAAAGTTCGCTTTCATAGCCACGCAATGCCGCTGTCCCCTTATCCAGTTGCGCGTTGGCCGCATGCGCGGTCTGTGCGACGCTCTGGATGGACTGTGCCGCTTTTGCAATCCCAGATGCAAGACTGCTGTCGATGGTCGCCTTAAGCGCAATGGCGAGCGCGAATGTTTTTCCGGTTGACAAAGTATCACCTCCCCTGTATGCTGAAAGCAAGAATTACTCAGGTATGAACGGATTGGAGGGAACGAACATGGATTTTTTAGCCGTTATGATTCTTGTTTTTTGTTCCATGATGGTTGTTACTATTTTCGGATGGTTACTGATCGGAGCTTTTGCAAACACGACGGATTCAATCTCTACGCTTCTTGAAACTGTCTACAATTTCGTTCACCGTAGCGATGGCGCACCGCCCGTCCCGCCGCAAAAACCCGCCCGCTACCTCCCATGATTCCATAGAGCCGCCCGCAAGGCGGCTATTTTTTATGTGTGGCTGCCTTTGCCTTTTTTTCTTCCAGTTTGATCTCCGCGTTCATGATTTGCATCCAACAGCTAAATTCCCCTGTCGGCATTTCAAGAAACATGCCAATAGGGGAATTGCTGTATTTGGCCATGCGCAGAGCGGAGCGCCGGAGGCTGTCTCCTAGCGCGATCCCATTAAAAAATTCTGTACCTTGAGACAGACTGCCGTAAAGTCCGCGCCCGAGAGTTCCAGAATCTCATCGAACTTCATTTTTGCCGCCGCTGCTGCGACACGTGCCTGATATGCCTGCGAGAGTGCCATGACGCTGATCAGCGGATCTTCTTTCTTTGCCTCCTTTTCGCACCTCAGGAGGATGTAGCCTGTCACGTGATCGAAGTCAAGGTGAATCTCTGTTGCGCCGCTGTGCATTGGCTTTTTGAGCTGGATCACGTTTGCCTCATCAACGGGTTCAGCATCGTACACTTCCACATCCTCTGCCTCTGCTTTCAAAGCATTGTCTAACTTGTTCTTTTTATCCTCTGCCATTATCCTGTTCTCCTCTAGTTCATACCAATATTCTTGCGCACCGCAGCAAGTAAGTCTTTCCCGCCGATGATGGCTTTGTAGCCGTACTTATCAATCTCTGCGATCGTCTCGCCGCCATACTCAAGTTTATAGTAATGTACCTCAATTGTAGTACTGCTCCCCGACGTATTCCCCGCTTCTAAGCTGCCACCCGAATAGGTTTTGACACGCCCGCGAACGACCACACGATAACGTTCATGTGTATATTCTTCTGCCCCGGAATCGAATCCCTGCACATCAGAATACGCTTCAAACTTGATTGCTCTCCCGCCATGGTAGCGCATCGCCGTTTTTGTCGGCACCTGCCAATTCACCTTGACCTCAAGGCTCTCATAATGTCCGTGAATCGGTGCAGACATCGTCCCGGCGATGCCAATTCCCTTCACTTCTGTGGTCATGGACGAAAGATCAGGAAGCTCCACACTGGATGCGCTGATGCAGTCGTCGTTTCCGTCGATGTAGCAACGCATATCGTTGATTACTTCTGGAATGGTCATTTATTTCACCTCGTTTCTCAGCCAAAGAGCGCCTTGAAGTTGTTAACATCGTATTCGAGGATGTCGTTGATCTCCTGTGCGGGGACAGGCGGCGTGATGTAACTGTGTACGCGGATAATCCCCTGCAGGAGGTCTGTGAGCGGATTCTCCTCTTCGAGGAATTTCACATCTGCACCAAGCAGGAATCCACGCGACACGAGTCCGTTAAGCCTGATCTTCTCGGAGTCAACAATCGTCCGAATAAGGCGCGGCATCAGCGGCTGATCCACCTTCTGCCAGTAATTTAGGATAAACGTCTGATACTGCCAGTCAAACACTCGACGTACGCAGATAAACGAGTCCTTTACATCTGTGATGGCCGGATATGCGCCTGTGTAGTTTCCCCAACTCTTCCATCCGCCGCTGAAATTGAGTGCGGTCATAACTCCCTGACTGTTTAGGAGGTTTGCCTGATCGAGCGAGAGCGCGACTTCCGTGCCGTCCTTGAGACAGATGCCCGTCGCCTGCATGGAGAGGTTCGACGGGCTCTGATACGGCACATCCTCATTCGCCGCATCCATAACGCCAATGATGCCGAGGATATGCGTGGACATGCGGAAAACCATATCGCCGCTCTTGACGCATGGCCAACATACGACCTGATTCACACCTGTATAGCTGTTCTTGTTCTTCCACTCGTTCACGTCGGAGTAGTGCTTTACTGCGCCCGTATCCACGTCCGTCAGACAGATGCAGCGGAACAGCCCGGAGATGTTCATCGCCTTCGCCTTCATGACGGCGGCAACACTCGGACGGTCTGACCAGCCCGGCGCGGCGACAATCCCCGGAACAAGAGAAAAGAGCGTATAAATGGAATCCAACCACTCAAGTCCCGCCGTCCCCGTCTTGCTTGCACCGCCGATGATGTCCGTGTCCCTCACTTTCGATGGGTCGATCTTGCTGTATTCAAGATAGAGTTTATCGGCGGACTTGAGTGCGCCCGTCGGTGTAACGGAGATGACGAGCTTCCCGTCATCGTTGTATGCCGCCGTATAGTCCTCAATGTTCTTTGCGGGTTCTGCCGCTGCCGAGGATTTGACTTTGAGCGAGGCAAGAATGACCGGATCGGCAAGTGTGATGCGCCCCGCCGCGACTGTGCGCCCATCGTTATCCTTGACCTCTTCTTTGTGTTTTTTCGGGTCAAGCACGTTGACAAAGATGATCGGTTTTACTCCATAGAGTTTGAACTGCGCATACATGACCTCGGAAAGTGTGTATTCGTCCCAGTTATCCGAATATCCAAACGCCGCAACGGCCTCATTCCAACTGTAGCAGATGACAGGGCGATTGATGTTCTTCTCCGGGTCAGCCGTCAGATGGACGGGTGCTGTCCCGAATACGACAGGCAGCCCCGCCGTTGTACTTGCGGGCGTCAGAATGGAAGTCGGTACTTCCTTCACCCGTACACCGTGAAAAAATGCCATATTCTTTACCGCCTTTCCTTTTCCTCATACTCCTGTACGGCTTTCTGATACAGAACGTTGAGGAATGATCCCATCTCTTTGACTTCGGCGCGTGCCGCGTCAAGATTTTCCGGCGAAACAAAAAGCGGCGCGTGGATTGGGTCATTCTTGAACGCCTCCGGAATCCCGTCCGCAAAAACTTTATACGTTGAAAGATCGCTGCTTCGAATGCTCGGGCCGATGTAGATCATCGGCTGTGCGACCGTTTCAATCGCTGTTTCCTTCTCCTTCTTTTTCAGTGGAGCAGAAAGCTCCACTGTCTCCGTCTCTTTCATGTGTCCTCCTTCCTCATATCCTGCCAAGAATATCATTCGGCGTGTTCTTAACGATGGGCAGGATCACATCAAAATCAATGCGCCCCCAGTATTTCGGATAGGGCTGTTCATCCGGGATGCTCGTTTCGAGTGCACCTTCCGCAATCAACCAGCGGTTCTTGATCGGGTTCTTTGAGAGCAGCGAAAAGCGCAGGAACTCCAAGATGTGATAGAGACTTTCTGCTCCGCACTTCTCCTCCTCAGGACATACAACGACATAGACCGCCATACTTGCAAGGCGTTCTTTCTTCTCGTCCTTTACCTTGTGCGGACGAATCACGATGTGCGGGCATTGCTCCTTTTTCATCGTCCTCACATCGGCAATCGGCAAAAAGCCTGCATGGGCTTCTCCTGTGCCTGACTTTTCGTCATATCTTTTGATTTCCTCACCCAGAAAATCCGCGATCTCCTCTGCACATCGCCACGGTGTCATGTTTTCCCTCCTATACGCCAATATAACTCTTGGACGATTCGTTCTTCGTACTTCTCTAACGCAGCATCCATTGTCGTCTCGATCACGCTGTCCTCATCGAACATCTGTGGGACGGATGGACCATAGATGCCCTTGAGTGGATAGCGTTCTGTCCCCTCGCGCATGAGCGGGGCATCTCCGTGTATAAAGGAGCGTGGGACAACGCCCCCGCTGTCCTGCTTGATGGACACGAAAACACCGTCCTTGCGCCTCCGCGTTCCACGAAAGTTCTTGACGGGCTCTGTGCCGCCCTCAATTCGTATGACGGTATCAAGCGTACTCGGATTCTCTACTTTCATGCGGGATTTTGCAACGCCCGCCTTGATGGTGTAGGCTTCGCGCATTTTCTTTGCGCCTACGGTCATGCCGTGACGCGCTGCGCGTTTCCCCGATGCGCCGAGAACTGCGTGCAGTTCCCGTCCCGAGAGCGAGGAGAGTGTCTGTCTGATTTTCTCCGCGTCGTCCTGCGACACGTCCACTTTTATCATTGCGGCATTCCTCCTCTTGTCAGCTGTCATGCCCCTTGAGCGCGATGGAGAGCAGCCCCGCCTCATGCGTGCACGAATCCACAAGCATAACTTCTCCGTCAATGTCGAACCGCATTCCCTCCACGGGGATCTCCTTGAGTAGGCGCGACGCAACGTGTACGGTCACGCCGACGCCGTGAATCCCCTCGTATGCGTCATACGTCGCGCCACGCAGGTATTTCTCCTCGGTGCGCGGTTTTTCCAAAACGCACAGGCAAACCGTCCCGTTTAGGTCATGCTCCTCCGCGAATTCATCGACATCAAAAAACACGTCCCTCAGATCTTCGTTGAGATCCTCCTTGAACGTGCTCATTTCTTTCTGCCTCCTCCTTTCTCAGTGTCGCCCTCCGTCCGGACGGCGGCGGCGGGGTCAACAACAGGGATCCCCGCCGCGTCATCATCTCTGTCCGAATCGGACACGTCGTCTGATGTGTCGCCATCCTCGTTTTCGGCGTCGATGTTCTCGTCTTCCTCATCCTCAACGTCCGCAAACTCGTCTCCGTGGTAGATTTCAAGGTCGCCATCCGAACGAGCGACAAGCCGCTTTGCCGTTTTTGTGTCCTCAATCTCTACCACGTCACCAGCCGTGTAAATCGCGCCGTTATGTGACAGACAGAAACGCTTAACGATAATCTTCATCGTGCTCACCCCTTTGTCTTGATCAGTGCCCAGTCATCCGCCCACTCCGGCGCAAGGAGAAAGCGACTATACATCGTGATTGCAATGACTTGCGTGTCTGCGTTCCCGCTATAGTATGGGACATACTGACCGATGAACGTGTCATAGCCCGTTTTCTGCTGATTGAGCAGCGTGACCGCACCGTGCAGCTGACGACCGCGTCCTGGAACGGCGATGATTACGTCATTATCGCCGAGGAACGGCTTCACTGTGCCGTCATCGTCTGTGTACGTCTCCGTGTACGAGTAGACTTCCAGATTCAACGCCTGCAAAAGCCCGATGCGGCGAATCTGCGGACTCGTGAAGCGCGGCGCAAAGGAGAGCATCGCAAGGTTCTCACGGTTCGGAATGGAGAGCCAGTCGCGGATCTCACTATTTTTGATGAGATAGTTCTCAATGTTCTTACCGCAGAGCATGATCGTCGGGATGATGCCCGTGTTCTCTTGAATCATCATGGATGCGTTCTTAATGTCAGAGTAAATCGTTGCGGACGGATTGTCCCACGTCACGCTTGGCGTGATCTTCTGTGTCCATCCGTCGAATTTCAGCACATCAAGAACGTGCGTCTCACCGTCGTCCGCATAGCCCTTGATTTCGCACTGCCCCGTCGTGAGGATGTCTGCCGCCATCTTGTTCTTGCGGTTGATGATCATGTTTTGCAGCTCCACAAAGTCCCGCGCTTGAATCTGCGCGGCACGCTGCGCCGGGGTCATGGTGCTGTATACCGTCTCGCCAAAGGAACGATGCAAAACATCCTCGGGCGAGAGCGTTCTGCGCGGGCCGACCATCGGCGGCGTGTAGGTGTCGATCCATGACGTGTCGCGCTTCATATTGATGCCCTTCGCACCGCTCACGATGAACGGTGCAAGACGGCGACCGCCCTTGCGGTACTCGGTCATAATGGTCGATGTCGTCGCCGTCGGCGGCACAATCGGATAAAACGTGTCAAGCAGGAAACTCGCAGGCGGTTTGATACGTTCCATCGCCGCCATCAGCGAAATCGTGTCATTGTAGTCAATCATCGGCATGTTCAGTTCCTCCTTACTTCAGCGACGTGAGGAAGATGCCCTTTGTGCGCAGCTCCTCCTCGTGTGCGTTTACTGTGTCGCCTGCGGCGGCAATCAGCTTCTCGCGGTTGAACCGCCCCGAAACGTAGACCGTCCCGACGGTATCGGCTTTCGTTGCATCCACATCGGAATACAGGACGTAATCCGCCGCGCCGTCCTTTACGGTCTGCTCCACCTTAATCGCACCCGTGCCGCCGTCCTTCTTTGCCGTGAGCAGCATCCCTCGTCGATAGACTTTGCCCTGCTTCAAGGTAACGTTTTTCGTCAGGATGGCGATCTCGCTCCCTGCCAGCAATTCATCATAGCCCGTCGCGTCTTTGATCGTCTCGTGATAGCTCATTTCATTCCACTCCTCTCATCCGATTGGCAAAGTTTACAATATCAGAGATATTACGTTCCTTCTCTGCCGCTTCGCCGCCATTCGACGGCTGTGGCGTAGGGCGCACGCCGTCCGCATTGGACTCCTTGCTGTCTTGCAGAATCGCACGAATCGACGCAAGCATCTTCTCCTCGTGTTTCGTGTCCACTCCTGTAACAGGCGCATTTGCGGCGGCGTCAATGTATGGTTTCACGCTTTCAGCAGTCGCCCCGTTTGCCTTCGCCGCTTCAACGATGCTGTCAACGGCGGGATTTCCGTTTTTCAGTGCATCAAGTGCCGCCATGCGTGCCCGTTCCTCTGCCACTGCTGCCGCGCGAACATCCTCCGCATTCTGCGCCGGCGTGTCCTGCTGCGCTTCCTGCGTCTGCACCTCCTTGTTCTCGCCCGTCAAGAGGTTCTTGATTGCTGCGAGTGCCTCGGCTGTTGTCATTCCCATAATGGTATCACTCCTTTTCTTCTTCTCCGGCAAAATTGCCCGCAACTCTGCCACGTTCTCGAACCTGTCCAACTTGCAGGATACAGAATTAACGATCAGCAGATTATCCTCCCATCGGTTTTCAATGGGGATCTCATCTGTGATCTCATCAACAAATCCGTATTCCTTCGCCTTGTCAGCGGTCATCCACTCCTCGGCGTCCATCTTGTGCCTCACTTGCACCTCGGAGAGCGTATTCCCTACGCGCCCCATGTAGACGTTGACGATGGTTTGCTTGACGGTCGTGAGGCGGTCAGACACTTTTCCAAGCTGGACGGCATCGTAGTAGCCGAGCATCGCGGATTTCGGATTGTGGATCATGTAGATCGTATTGCTCGGCATGATGACCGTTTCGCCCGCGCACGCGATCACGGTCGCCGCGCTCGCGCACATCCCGTCGATTTTGACGGTGACCTTGCCCGTATAAGCTTTCAGCTGATTGTAGATTGCCTGTGCCGCGAACACGTCGCCGCCAGGGCTGTTTACGCGCACGGTCAAATCTTTCCCGCCGCACGCTGCGAGATCCTCAGCGAATTTTTTCGGCGTTACCTCATCGCCGTACCATGACGCATCCGAGATTTCGCCGTAAAGCAAAAGCTCCGCCTCACCGTCGGCGTTATTTTTGAACTTCCAAAACTCCTCCATCATCCTCACCTCCCTTCTGTTCGTCCTCGCTCTCCGTGTCTTTCCCGGCGAGCACTTCGGGCGTTCCAAGCGTCAGTCCCTTGGACTCGATCAGTTTCAGCTCCCATGCGAGCTGATCCAGATTCTCCTCGAAGTCTGTCCCTGTCATTTCTGCCGCCTCGCGCTCACGAGTCGAAAGCCCGTACTGCACACGCATCGCACTCCCTTTGATGTCCTTTACAGGGTCAAGGATGGACATGGTGGGCCCGTACCAATCCGCACTCACCCACGCCGCTCGGATGGCAGGATCGTCGAAGAAGCCCGGCGCATCAATGCGCCCGATAGCGACCGCCTCGGCAAGCCACGTTTCATAGACAGGTTGGCAGAAGTCACGCGCGAACCACGTCCGGCGCAGCTTGAACTCCTCCCACGCCTGCAGCATTGCCGCACGCGATGCACTGTAGGAACTTGTGAAGTTCTTCATGAGAACTTCGTATGGAATGTTGATTGCCGCGCCGATGTGCTTGATGAGCTGCGTCACGAACGGATCAAAGGTGCTCATGCTCCGCCCTGCGTCCACTGCCTTGACGTCCACCCCTGCGGGCAAGGCGTTTAGCGTGCCGGGACCGAGCCCGTATTCCGATACATCGACGACCGGAGCGTGCGGGTCAACGCGCTCCTCCTCGTCTCCATAGATGGCAGACGGGGCGATTCCTTCGAGTCCACTTGCCCCTGCGGGCGAATTGGTAAAAAACAGTGCAAAGAAACTCTTGATGATCGCCGCCGTGAGTTCTGCGCTCGTGTAACGGCTCACCTGTTTCAGCGTTTCGATGACGGGTGCAAGATACGGAACACCACGATATTGCTCCGAGCGCACGTCGTGGCATATCTGCACGATATTCGGCATTCCTGAGAGATCGCCAAACGCCTTGACGTGCACCCATTCGCTCATCTGTGCTGCTTCTACGAGATCGCCCGGTACTTTGTTGGAAATCCAGTAGGCTTCAATCGCACCCTCCGCGTCGATCTCCACGCCGCTGACAATCCGATTCCCGTTGCTCTGATTCTTCGCCTCAACGGAAAACGCACCATAGCCGCCCGTAAGGTTTCCGCTATACGGATTCGATATGCGATTCCCTTCGATGATTTGCAATCGCAGACTATACGGCATAAACTGCGTCGGCGGCTTCCTCCGAAAGAGAGCGAAGGAATCCCCGTCTACGAGATACGCCACATACGCAAGATCCTGCAAGTCGTAGAAGCTGTTGCGGCGGTAGAGATCGCAGTGTTTTGATGCTGCCCATAGGTCAAACTCGCGTCGCGTCTTGCGATTCCACGCCCGCGCCTCCTCATGCTTCAGCCCCAAGTCCAAATAGTGAATTTTGGGGAAAACCTTGAGCCCTGCGCCGACAGTGTGCATCGAACTCGTCTGAATCGCCGCTGCGCCGATTGGTGTATTGATTGCCTGATCCGCCGAGCGATTGCGCAGGGTATAGAGATTTGCATCAATGTCCGACTTCGCGGACGCGCGGACGGGATGATAGGCTTTCAGGATGCCGCTTGTATGTGATGCGCCGCCCTCAGAATAACCTGTGTTCTTGACCCGCATTTCCTCGCTTGCCGTCGGCATCCGCGCCTTTGCGGGTCTGTGCTTCCGTTTTCTCATGCTTTCTCCTAGTCGTGAAATACAACGCGCTTTGAAAAGCCGCGCGAACGTCCCTGCATCTGCTCCAATTCGCTCTCAAGCTCCTTGATTGCCTTTCGGATCTCGGCGAGATTCGCCCGTGTCAGCTGTCTGTTGCCGAGTGTGTAGGATTGCCCGCGCAAGACTTTCCGCTCTGCCTCGTAGTAGAGTTCCAGTCGCTCAATAATGACCGTCTCCGATTTCGCCACATCATCATCCTCCCCATCAAAAAGGACGGCTCCCACCGTCCCGTATTGTCAATATAGATTCATGCTGCGCGATTTCGCCTGCGGTGGTCGTTTCGGACGCTCCGCCGCTTTCGGCTTCGCCTTTTTCTTTCGTGCCTCCTCCGGCACATTCACGCCGAGCATTTCCGCTATTTTTTCCCAGTTGATATGAGGCAGCAGGGATTTCATGCACGCAAGGTTGTAGACGCGCAGATCCAGAGGCTCATTGCGGGCATCCTTGCTGATCGGCTCCCATACGACTTGGATCATGCCGCCCTTGCGCGTGACTTTGCGCTGCTCGGCGATGATGCCCTTGAAATAAATCTGATCATATCCGCGCTGTCCGATATGGCTATCATCCATGGGAAAATGAAAATACTGCTGCCCCTTTTGTTCAAGTCCGAGGCGCGTCATTACTTGCTGCTTGCCGTCGTTGACCCCGAGGATAACAAGTGGGATGCCGTATTCTTTCGACGGCTTGCTGTACCGCCATATCAGAGGCAGTCCCGATCCGCCGCGCCCCTTGATGCCGATGCGTTGCTTATGCAGGTTTTTTCGGCAGTAGAGATATACATTCTGCGTTGACAGTCCGCCCGTGTCGATGAACGTCCGCGCCACTTTTAGGCTGTTTCCGTCGGCGAAATGATAGGGGCGGTCAAGAACGCCGTCGAGTAACTGCCATATGCGCTGTCGGTCAGGATCGCCGGGGATGATTCCTTTCTGGATGCCCCAACACTCCTCGCCGAATCCCCATCCGCATATCTCATACTCAAGGCGATTGCCCTGCACGTCAACGGCGGCAGTCAAGAGGAGTACGCCGCGCGGCAGTTCTGCCTCATACTTCTCACGGCGGCGCAGGAACTGCATCTCATCGTCGTACGCGCCGATCAGTCGATAAGTCTCGCCGAATCTCGTGTTGACAACGACCTGCTCTCTCAGCGGGTCGCCCTTCGCCTCGTACCACTCCTTCATGATGCCGTTCCACGTCAGCCACGGGGATGAAAAGCCATTGACGAAAAAGGAGCGTGTGCCGTTTTCAAGGGCAATGGGATTCTGCATCTCGTACCGCTGTGGTGTGTCCTTCATCTGCCGTTCAGAGAATTTGAATCCGCAGTCGGGACACCGCCATTCCACCTTTTTCATGACGTAAGTGACGTTGCCGTCCTTGTCGCGGCTCTCCTCATGGTCGCACTCCATCTCCGTGTGCCGCAGGACGTGATATTCTCCGCAATTCGGGCACTGATGCCGCCATTCCTCCTGCGTCCCTGCGAGGTATTCTGTCTCAATGCGGCTCGCACCCTCCGTGGTCGGCGTGGAGAAGAGCCCCGACACATGATTCCAGAACGTCGTCATGCGCTTTGACGCAAGGTCAACGGGATCGCCCTCCGTGCCCGCCGTCTGCGCGAATCGGTCAACCTCATCAGCGAGCAGGACGCGCACGGGACGCGATGCAAGCCCCGCCGGGGAATTCGAGCCGCACATGATGAGCCTGCCGCCGGGGAAAATCTTCGAGAGAATCGTGTTGTTTCCGTCGCGTGTTTTCGCTGTGCCGAAATCCTCCTTCCCCTTGACAGTGAAAAAGAGATTGTTGAGCACTTTTGTGTCGCGCAGCATCGGCGCGATGCGCGTCTTGGAGTAGTCCTGCGCCATCTCGATGGTCGGCTGAATCATCATGATTACCGCAGGGTCAAGGTGGGCGAATCGACCGATGACACAGTTCATTACATCTGATTTTCCGATCTGCGCCGCTGATTTTACAACAACGCGGTGAATCCCCGACTGTGTAAATGCATCCATGATTTCCCGCTGATATTCTGCACGCGACGTCCGCCACCTCCCCGGCTCTGCATTGCCCTGTGAGATCACGCGGTATGTGTCCGCCCATTCGGATACGCTTGTTTTCGGCAGTGGCTTGAGTCCCTTGCGGGATATGTACCGCCATAGATCAACTGCTGTCCTCATCGTCCGCCTCGATCTCCTTTTCTGTAAACAATTCCGGCGTGTATTCGGATAGTTCTGAAAGGCGCTCCTCCAGTTCGCGTGTCATAAACTCATAAATCTGTTCTCTCGGCTTCCCTTCCAGCTGTGGCGCGAGTTTCGACGGCATCCCGAGAAGCTGCGTGCGCAAGTTGGATAACATCTCCGTCAGAACAAGTTCAACGGTCTTGGCGTCATAGGCGCGGTTTTCCATTTTCGCAAGGCGCAACTCTGCGATTTCGCGCTTTGTCTTTTCGTGCTTGGCGCGTTCCCGCGTCAAGTCCAGTTCCGCCTCAATGCTGACCTCTTCGTTTTTCTGCCCCGACCAATAACGCTTCACACTTTCGTAGAGCAGAACTGCACCGCCCGGATTATCCTCATCTCGGACGACGATTTCATCCTTGATGAGATGATTGACGCGTGCGGGTGTTACGCCAAAAGCCGATGCAAGCTGCCGCTGTGTGACCGTGATTTTCTTGACATCCCCTTTGACTTTCATGCGTAATCACCTCCGATTTGGTAAATCTTTTTCTCACTTTTTTCTCAAGTCCCTAGTTAGTTGGTTGTTTTCCGTTCCGGCGGCTCGAAAAAATTTATTAACCCCATGAAAAAATTTGCAGCTAAACAAACGGTGGGCTCGAAAGCGACGCGCACCGCTTCAATGCGCCGGAAGAACCTATTGCCTTCCTTGTCTGTATGAGAAAACCCGTTCATAATTGAACGGGTTCGGCGTGAAGTTGTTTACTGCTTGCCATGTTTGCGCTTGCTTTGCTCTCCGCGAATGATGCTGATGTTGTGGTACGTTGCCGCGACCAAGAAACCGTACATCGTCAAGTAGCTTCTTCCATCTTCGCCGATGCGATACGGAATCACCGTTGCTTTGCCCGTATCAAATCCCTTTTCTATTGCGAAGTGTACGGCTTCCAGTCCGAACAAGCGAGCCGCGCATGGAGCATCCACCACATCAATGTGTTCAATGCAAAACGCATTGTCTACGAAAAGAGCTTTCGTCTCCTTCAAGTTCAGCGACTTCTCAAGATTCGCATGGATGTTACACTCTTTTGAAACAGGCTTTCTTGCCTTTCCAATCGCAACTACTTCTCCCATGTGATTCATCCTTTCTTTTTCCCAGAAAGGATGATATAATAGATTCATCAATCCTTTCGGGTTGGACTGAAAGCACTCGTTGTCTCGTGGTTGTGAGGCGAGTGCTTTTTTCTTTGCCCTTTATCGGTTGGTACTATGGCGTTCAGTCTGCACAGTTATTACACTGCCTCACGTCCAAAGATGCCCTCGAATACGGGGATGGCGCTCTCGTAGTAGCGCCATGTCTCAACTTCCTTTGCGCTATAGGCGGCTTTGTCATAAAACCACTTTCCATATTCCGTCGTTTTGAGATTGTGGATTTTGGCGAGCTTGCCGATCTTGTGTGCCGACACACCGAACATCGAACCGATCTCCGTTGCTGAGTAGGTCTTGCGCTCAACTTCCTGCATGGGAAGAACGGGAACGCCGTTGTTAAGAGCCTCTGCAGACTTCGCTTGCAGAATGTAGCGATATTCTGGGATGTCGATCTGCGCAGCGATTTTGAGGTACTGGTTCGACTCACGCACGCGTGCATTCAGCATACGGGTCCTGAGTTCCTGTTCCTTGAATGCTTGCTTGTCGGATGGCATCGTGCTGTATGAGCCTGTCTTGCGGATGGCGGGGATAACATCATGCGTAACCCAACGCTTAAAGCGGCGCAGTTTTTCAATTCTCTCGCGGACTTCGATGGGGTACGCATCTGATACCCCATCATGATTCGCTTTTTGAGGTTGCATTGCGAACAACAAAGCATAAAGCCCACTCTCGTTGATGAGAACAGCTTCCTGCTTGCGCCCGAGGGAGTCGGTGATCTGCTCGCGTCGCTTATCCTCCTCGTCAATACGCCCAAGGCTGCGGTTGTAGTTCTTGTCGTCGAACGCCTCACAGACATCCTTGCCGACAAAATACGGCTCTTTGTCAATGAGCACCGTCCGAACACTTCCAAAATCTGAGTTCTCAAAAATCTGTAATTCGTTTGCCATTATATAATTCTTCCTTTCCCTGCCCGAAGAATCATGCTATAATGGATTTAGCGAATCCTTCGGGTCTAGCTGACAAGCAACCGTTTAGCCTTGGTCGGTAGGACGGTTGCTTTTCATTTGTCCTTCAATGTCTTTATTCCTTCTCGTACACCGTCCGCACGGCTCACCTTTTTCCGCTCGCAGTATGAATCAAGAATGCTCATCGCTTCATCATCTACGCGAACAGTCAGCTTTACCGTCTTTGGTGTGCCCGAAATAGGTCTGCCGACTTTTTTCTTGTCTGACACTATCTAACCCCCTTTATTTTGTCGACATAATTATATTATCTATTTTGTCGACAAAAGTCAAGAGGATTTTTCAAAATTTCTGCCCGACCTGCAAAAATTCCACGAAAAAAGCACTCTGCATTATTTGCAAAGTGCTTTTTAGGTGCTGTCCAATGCCATATGCACGGCATCACCTCCCTTCATGAGCATAAGAAAAGCACTCTGCATTATTCGCAAAGTGCTTTTCTTTTTAGTTTCGTTCCAGTTCCTGATGAACTTTTTCAACGCCCATGACGATGACATTTGCCCGCGTTGTGCCTAGACGCTCGGCGCACTCGTTCAGCATGGTTAGTTCGCGCACGGAAAGCCGCACGCCGATTTTCTCTGTTCGCGGGTTATCTGTTGGTCGCCCTAACTTCTTTTCGATCACTGTCACCGCCTTTTCTTGCCGTATGAGGGAGTATTGCAGGGCGGCGGCAAGTTCCGCCCCGCTTCCCTTGTTTGATTTCCTATCCTTCGAGGGATGTCTGCAGCTTCTCGATGAGCTGTTCCAGTTCTTTCTTCGCCTGTTCCGTTTCCGCTGCCTCAATCTGCTCTTGCAGCTTCTTTAGGTCGCCGATGATGAAACGAAGGAAAGCGTTGAACTGCTTGTCTGTCATTCCCATGTCGTCCATGTGCTCCTCCTTTCTGCGCTTGCCCGCCTACTCGCTCTGTTTCCCTTGCTGTAATTATATTATATATTATGGTCGACCATAAGTCAAGAGATTTTTCAAGAATTTTCTCTTGTGATATGAAAAAGACACCGCCATTATAGCGATGTCTTTTGGGCATACTTTTCCCATGCGCATAGTATAGCACTAAAACTTCACCCTGTAAACTTCATCTTTTTTTCACCCTAAAATTTCATTGCAGTCCGCCCCGTAGAGGGCGATATTCATGATGTCGATCAGCCGCCCCTTGTTCCGCCATACCGTTGCATTCGCGCATTTAAGAGCATTGCAGATTTCATCCTCGCTCATTTTCTGGAAGAAGCTCATTTCGATGATTGGATAATATTCATCGTCTCGGATTGCCGATAGTGCCGCATCGATTTCTCTGATCTCGTTTTCGTCGCGGGCGATTTTGCGCTCCACGATCATGATCTTTGCCTCGCGCAGCTCCTCCAACGTCGGACGCTCGCCGTCTTTGGATGACGGAGAGAACATGACGATGCTCTTTGACTTTCCCATGTCCTCTTTTTTGATATCCTCAATGTCTGCTTTATAACGCTCAATGTTGATCTTGAGAAGTGGATAGGCGTACAGTCGCTTTTTCGTGAGTTTGGAGAGATCCTTTGCGCGGTATCGCGTGGGCGGCTTCAGTTTCTGAATTTCATCGCTGAAAACGCTTCGGATTTCCTGCAAATCTTTTTTACTCAGCCCCATTCTTCAACCTCCTCCGCGTTCTTCGCAGCCCATGTGTCGGACGGCGATGCTTCCGGCGGTGCTGTGGAACTTGTACTACCTCCCTTGCTCTCGCAGAACTCCATACTGTTGACGACAACCTCCGTCACATAGCGCTTGCTTCCATCATTCGCGTCATAGCTGCGCGTCTGGATGTGTCCCTCCACGGCAACCTTCTGCCCCTTCGTGACATATTGGCTGATGATCTCCGCTGTCTTTTCCCACGCAACGCACTGTATGAAATCCGCCTGTTGCTTGCCGTCCGTGCTCCTGCGTCTGTCAATCGCAAGTGTGAATTTCGCACATGCCTTGCCGCTCTGCGTGTATTTTACATTTGGGTTTTTCGTCAGGCGTCCGATTCCTACGAAGTGGTTCATTGGGATTCCTCCTTCGGAAATTTCATAAACACCATCCAGATTGTCTTGCCTCTACGATTCCCGAAGAGCGGCTGTTTAGGAATAATCTTCAAAACGTCCGCCGTGCCGATCTGATCTTCCGACCATTTGAAAATCAACACGCCGTAAGGATGCAGAACACGCATACACTCCTCGAATCCTCGGCGCAGATCATTCTGCCATGTGCTTTCGAGCACGCCGTACTTGATGCCGAGCCACGAAGTCTTTCCTGCACTGCACAGGTGCGGCGGGTCAAATACGACAAGCCGGAAACTCTCGTCAGAAAATGGAATCTCTCGGAAATCAGCGATCAGATCGGGCTTGACCTCGAATCGTCGACCATCGCAAAGGTTTTGGGCAAAGCTGCGATTGTCCATGAACACAGCCGCAGGATGCTCCTTGTCGAACCAGAACATCCGAGAGCCGCAGCAAGCGTCAAGAATCTGCTTCATCCCGCTTTACCTCCTCCTCGTAGCTTAATCCGAGATCCATTTTCTCAGCTCTGCCCACAGCTCCTTGTTCTCCTCCCTGAGTGCATCAATTTCCTCAGGATCGTAATTCTGATCCTCCTCCCGTTCCATTACACGCGCCATCATGCACCGCATGCTCGCGTTGATGATGTGGCGGTCACTCCGATCACCCGCAAGCCACATCGAGAGATGCCGCAGAGCCCGTGCAGCGTGCTCCTCTGCAGGGATGTCGTGCCACGTCTCGCCGGGATGCTTCTTTGCGCCTGCAGTCAGCCCGGTTGCCACCTCGTCAAGCCATCCGCAGTCAATGTACCGGTACTCGTTTTTCTCCTCGTCCTGTGGATATTTCTGCTCCGTCATTTCTACAACCTCCGATCACTCAGCCTTATCCGGAATAACATCTGCAAAGCGCTCCTCCTCGAATCTCGTCAACGGCGCAATCAACCCTCCCGCCGGTACCGCAGAAATGAGTTCCGTGTCCACCTCCATCCGCAAGGGAGCGTACTTACGCACGGGCGGGTAAAAGCGCACGGGAGCCGTGCGCTGCCGGAAGTAATCGACGAGATCGGAGAGGCGCCGCGCGTCGAACGCTGCGTAAAAGGTCTGTCCGTTCTCAATATTCGTTGACATACTTGAAAACCGATATCTCACGTCCATTTTGGCACTGCGCATATACGCAGTAAGCCCATCCATACGCCACACCAGCAGCAAGGTCGCGATCTGCTTTTTCGGTGTACACGCGTTCACCGGCTTCATCGCTGCAAGAAATTCCGTAAACTCATTCGCACAGACGATCGTATAGGGCTCACTGCCGATAATCGGCGGCAGCAGCTTGTCATAATTCGGCATTACAGCGTTCTCGCACATAAGGTTGCTCTGTAAATCAAAGGTTCCCTCTCTGCCGGAAGCATCCTCCACCCAAATACAGCTGTACCGATTTGACACATAGGCTCGCCCTGCATGGTAACGAATCACTGACAAAGCTCCGTCCTTGCTCAGGATCTTCTTTGCGTCCTTCATGAAAATCAGCATTTCGTAGTCCTCCTTACCGCGCCTTGTAGCGCTCTATCCTTGCTTTGACTGCATCCAGCATACTCTCCTGCCCGGCGGCCTTGCCCTCCAGTGTCCGCATTACATCCTCGTCGATCGTCCCTTTTGCGACAAGGTGATGCAGCATCACGGGCTCCGTTTGTCCGGGACGATGCAGACGCTTATTGGTCTGTTGGTACGCCTCGAGGCTCCATGTCAGCCCGTACCAGATGGCGATGTGCCCGCCGTGCTGGAGGTTGAGGCCGTGCCCCGCGCTCTGCGGATGCACCAACAGCAGCGGTATGCATCCTGCATTCCAGTCACGAATATCCTCCGCCGTCTTCAGTTCCCGCGCTTTTGGGTATTTCCCCCGCAGGCGCTCAAGGTCATGCCGATAGCTGTAGATCACCATGACACTCTTGCCCTCGTTGCAGCTGATAATCTCGTCCAGCGCCTCGAGTTTTGCGTCATGGATCCGTACGACATCGCCCTCCGTGTCGTAGACCGCGCCGTTTGCCATCTGCAGCAGCTTGTTTGTCAGCGCGGCGGCAGATACGGCAGTGATGTCTGTATCCCCGATGCTCAAGACAAGCTCCTTCTCCATTTCGCGGTACCTCTGCAGTGCCTCATCCGGCAGCTGCACCTTCACGACGTTCTGCATCAGCGGTGGCAGGGTCAGATAGTCCTCGCTCTTCATGCTGACGCAGATATCTCCGATCCGCTTGTAGATTTCCTTATCGGCACCGGGACGCAGATCGTAGCTGTATACGACATAGCCGCTCTGCTGTCCGGGTCGGAAATATCGCTCACGGTACTCCGTCAGTGTCCTGCCGAGGCGCTTGCCGCGATCGAGGAGATACAGCTGACTCCAGAGATCCATCAGACCATTGGGGGCGGGCGTCCCGGTGAGAAGTACGACACGCCTCATCAGCGGCCGTACCTTTCGCAGCGCCTTGAAACGCTGCGATGCAGGATTTTTGAAACTACTCGACTCATCGATCACCACCATGTCGAACGGCCATTTGTCACGGTAGTAACCGACCAGCCACTTAACCACATCGCGGTTGATGATGTAGATGTCCGCATCTGCTCTCAGTGCCGCTTCGCGCGTCACCATATCGCCGACAGCAATGGATATACGCAGGTTTTGCGTATGTGCCCAGATCTCGCACTCATCGCGCCAGGTACTCAGTGCCACACGCAGCGGGGCGATTACAAGCACTTTACGGACCGCGAAACGATCATACATCAGCTCGTCGATCGCCGTCAGCGTTGATACCGTCTTGCCCATACCCATATCCAGCAGGAGAGCGACGGCGGGCGTATCGATGATCCGCTGAATCGCGTACTGCTGGTACGGTCGAGGTACGAACTCCCTACGCATCGAAGAAAAACTCACAGAACGTGCGGATATCGGCATCCGAGCGGATCACACAGACCGGAAAGCCCTTCGCGCGAATCTCTCTGTGTGCCACTTCCTGCGACTTCCGCAGATGCCCGCCCGGGCGCTTAATCTCTGCAAAGACGGCACGCCCTCCAGGAAGAAGCACGATACGATCGGGCACTCCGATGCGTCCCGGAGAAACGAATTTCATCGCGAGCCCTCCGGCCTCTTTGACCGCCTTCACAAAATTCCGTTCAATTTGCTTTTCCGTTATTGTTTCGTCGGATCGAAACAGCCCTGAAAAAATATTTTTCATTTTTCCTCCTTTGCCTCTTGACAAACCGTTTGTAACCTGTTACGCGCGTGCGCACATGCGCGTACACTTTTTTAGAAATAAGGAAATATAGGGGTATATATCTTTATTTCTAAATATCTCTATACAAACAAAGTTACAAAGTTACATATACTCTAACTCCTTGATTTTCTAAGGTTTAGCCCGTAACTTTAGAAAGTTACATAAAGTTACAAAGTTACATTTTACAGAGAACAGATTTTCTTTTCTGTAACTTTCTGCCCCCGTGTAACTTTCTCCGAAGTTACAACCCTGAGTTCATTTCTTCCGAAAAAAGCCTTTTTGGACTCCGTAGTGTGGAAATCGGATGCCTCCAAGCGGTTGTTCCCATCCGTCCATCTTCCGCAAAACATCATTAATTTCTATTGATTGCGTTCGAGTTAGCTTTTTTGGATTGCCGTTCAGAAGCTCGACCCAGACCTCCAAGGCACAGATACGGTTACGCGGTACAATGCCTGGCATCATATCCAGCCCGTCGCCGTGGATGAAATCGCGGCGCTCTGCGAGATCAAGGCTCCCCCAATTAGCCGGCAGCAGCTTGTCGGCAAAGTCGTAGATCAACCCCGCCAAGGGGCTCTCGTCCGTATGTGCTTCTTGCAGCTCCTTCGCGATCGCTTCCATAGCGGAGCTCAGATGTAGGGGCTCACCGCCCTTGAAGGCGTCGACGGCCTCCGCCCATATTTGCCCTACAACGTCCTCCGTAAGATGCTCAAAATGGGACATGCACTGCCTCTCTCTATCCACACGCATCGGCCACCATCTGCGGCCGCCCGTCTGATCGCGGATAAAGTCCGCGATATTCGTGGTCGCAATGAAGATGCACTGACGCGGATACCGCTCTGTCCGGCGCCCGTAAGCGGCACGGAAGGAGTCCTCCTGCTTGGAGATGAACTGCTTCACGAGTTCGAAATCTGCCTTACGGATCGCGGCCAGCTCGCCGAGCTCAATCAACCAAAAGCCTTGGATATGCTCCATTGCATCTTTGCCTTGGACGGTCACAAGGCTCTCGGAGTGCCAGCCATGCGCGAGCTTGCGCACAAGGGAGGTCTTGCCCTGCCCCTGCTTGCCGATCAGCGTTAGAACGGTGTCGAACTTGATCCCAGGCTCAAGCACTCGGCCGACTGCTGCCGCAAGCGTCTTGCGTGTAACCGTGCGGTTGAACTCCGTATCCTCCGCCCCGAGGTAGTCGATAAAGACCGTGTCCAGACGCGGGATGCCGTCCCATGTCAGCCCCAACAGGTAGTCCTTGAGTGGATTGAAGGCATGGCGGGTCGTGACCTCGCTGAGCGCATCCTCGATCGTACTTTTGCCGCGAATGCCGTAAATCTCTTCGAGGTAGTTCCGCAGAGACGAGTCGTCGCTATCCATCCACGCCGTTGACCGCTCGCGCGGTCGCCACGGCAGATCGCGCAGCACGACAATACGGTGCGCGAAGTCGTCGATCGCAGCGGAGCCTTTCAGCCCCGGGTCGTTCTCAAGAATGAGCTTGACGTTCTTCGCGGTACTCTCGTAACCGCCCATCTTTGTTACGTCCATCTGCGCGAGCCAGTTGTTATCCTGCTCGTCGTCCGTCTCCGCTTCGAAGTCTTGTCGTACCTCTTGAAGCCGCTCCTCACCGATCGTGACCCTAACGTGGTCATCGGCCGCCGCGAGCTCCTGCATCGCCTTGTAGCTCGGCAGACGCCCCGGTGGTGTGTTCGGTGCGGCATCCTCGTCACGAACGCGAAACTTGTGGATACGTACAAGGTCAAACGCGTTGACGAGCTTCCCGCAGCACGGATCCGTCGAATGATGACTAAAAAGGAACTTGCCGTCATCGTAGACCACGGCTCCCGCCGCAGACGTTCCCCCCGTGTAGGTGTAACGGTCATCCGCCGCGCACTGCTCATACACTCCCGGCAGGAACGTGTCCATCGCCTCGGTGATGCTGTACGTACGGCAGAACGCTCCGACAATACCTTTCTTGGTCAGTGGATCCTCTTGCTTCTCGGCGGACCTGCGAATCTCGGCATGCACGCGTGAGCTCTCCGGCCACTGTGACTGATCGCGCCAATCCTCGTAACGGACAAGCACTTCGTCGGCGTCGAGAAATGCGTCATCGTTGTACGCGAAGACATAGTCTCCGTCAATCGGCGTAGAGGGATAGAACATCATCCGATGCGGCTGATAGGTCGTGTCGTCGAACTGCTCGATATCGATGTCCGCCGCGACACGTCGTGCGATCGCCTGATACTCGTCCGGCGATACCGGGCGACTGAGCGGCAAGACAAGACGCAGGCGCGGCTTTTCCGGCGTGTGCTTGTGCGTACTATAGATCACGGCCGCAGGGCTCTCGAGCGTAAACATTACGAGATCCCAGAAGTCCGGCTGCGCAAAGTCCGCGTCGAGCGTCAGGAGCTGCCGTCTTGCGACAGACTCTGCTGTCCGGCGTCCGCCCTTTAGGACGCCGCCGACGAAGCCGCCCACATCCTTGATACGGCTCTGTTCGGTCTTGGGGAGCTTCTTGTATTCGGTGATGGTCTCGTTCGTGCGCTGCGTCTCGCTGAGACGGCGAACGAAGTCCGACCACGTCATTTCTTGGTTTTTCCAGTGTTTATCCATCCGGGAGCGCCCTACGGCAATCGTAAGGCGCGCGTCGTGCGAAAACGCCGGGATGGTGTCTGTCTTGTTACTCATGAGGATCCACCCATGCTGATCCCTCCTATGCCGTCATTGCGATCGCCGTCTCTGTCGTCTGAGGTTGTATGTCTATATCCTCGCAGTGGTCGTATGTAATGCCTACCTGATCTGCCCATGCGATGATCTCGGCGTTGACCTCCGGCTTTTTGTGCACCGGCTGATTGCAGTCGAGCTTAGCCTGCTTGATTGCGCCGTCTGCAACCTCGATACACGCGACCAGCTTGCCCCGATCATCTGACATGAGGACGATGTGTGTTTCCCCCTTGCGAACTCTCTGCGCGTACGTCCCGACGCAGTTGTGCAGGGTCTTTCCGGCGTCGTAGAGGACTTTTGAGCAGTCCGGTAGGAAGAATTGTATGCGGTCCTGCTGCATCGCAAGACGCCGACGAATCGGCGCGGTCTCGTTATCAAAGGTGTAGTCCGGATACCGCTCCTTATGATGCAGTGCGACAAGCGTATCATGCAGTTTTCGAATTTTCGGCGGGCGACGTCGGAGCTCCGCATAGGACGTATCCCCCAGAAAATGAAGCATCTGCAGGGAGTCCCGCACAGTGTGCTCAGAACTACGGCGCAGGAAGCGCAGGATCTCCGCGCCCGTGTAAAACTCCTTGAGCTGCAGCAGTGTGTCATTAAGAGGATAGACCCGCTGCTCACCTCCCTCGTAGTTCCCGAACAAGGGGAACGCCTGCATCGCAAGGTCGGAACGGTCGAAGAGCTGGTGCAGGAACACTAGACGCTGCAGACAGAACGCATCCTTTGTGAGCGCGCGGCGCACAGAGCGCGTATCCGGGAGACCTGCGGCGGCGATCATTCCTGTGACGGTATCTTTTGCACGTCGGATGACTTCGAGTTCAGCATTTTCCGGGAAACGGCCCAGCTGCGCGACATTGTTTCTCCCCACGACTGTGTTGAGCTTTCGTAGATTCGCAGGCAGGTTCGACGCATCTTTGAACACCATCCGATAGGCGATGTTCCCGATCGGGAGAAGCAGCCATCCGGCAGAGCTTCCCGCCGGACAAAAGAACGATGACACTTTATGCCCGACGCGCTGTTCCAGTTTCGACCGGACGGTCTCTCGGAGAAGACGCAGGAGATTGAGCACCTCGGACTTATGCTTTGCAATGCTGAAATGCGTGTAGAGATAGCGAATCATCGATGACTGTCCGAGCTCGATCAGCACCTTTGGGTCGCAGAGTTCCATTTGCCGCGATTCCCTCTTGACGTGCTGCGTCCAAATAGTTCTGCGCCGTTTCACATCAAAGCGGAACTCCTCCTTATATGAGTGCTCCTGCCAATATTCCAGAGAGCCGCGCGGAGCGGGCGACAGCCCTTTTCCATATACCGCCAATTTGACGAAGTCCTTGTACTCGTGGAGGTACAGAAACATTGTGACTGGAACGATTTTGTTGTAGTGTGCCCAGACATTATCGCTGTTTCGCGCGCCGTAGTGGAGCAGCATCCGGCACTGCGGGCAAAATGCTGTTACGGGATAGTACTGTCCGTTACGTCGGTCAAGGATCCTAAAGTCGTGACCGCAGTGCATACAGCGGAAGATCAACTCGTCTGGATTGTAGTCCTCAGAGGAGGCTGTGTACGACTCAAACATTCGCAGGATCGTTACTTGTGCAATCTTCATAAGGGTCTCCCATCAGTCCAGGAAGCTGAGGTCGTCATCCTCAGCCTCGGTAGTCTCCGGCATGGGAGCATCCGCAGGAAGGGCTTCCGTTTTCGGCTCTGCCTTTTTTGCACGAGACTTCCGTTTTGCAGGCTTCTCTTCTACTGCCTGCTCTGCTTTCTTTTCTTCCTTGGGCGGCGTCAGCGCCGTCTCAAGCGCGATCGCGACATTGCACGCACGCCGCATATCGGCAACATAGCCGCGCAGGTGATCCACATCCTCGGCGGATGCCGTACCCGTCTGCCCCTCTGCATCCGACCGTGTGATCAGATCGTCGAGTTCCTTCAGTACACCGAGCTGCCGATCCATCTGTGATTTAATCATTTGTAAGTCCTCCTAGTCTTTCTTGTAGTAGTCTGTAATGTATCCGTCCGCGGTCAGGATCAGCCCCGGCGCCCAGTCAATCGGCCGACCCATAATCCGGCATACGTTGTCCAGATCGCACGCATCGGCGGGGCACTCGATCACGACCTCATCATGGATGTGCATAACAATCTGATACCCTTCCGCCTCGAGCCGGGTCATGGCAGCGGCGAGACAATCCCGCGCGATCGCCTGGACGATGTTCTCGACGAGTTTGCCGCCGTAGGTGCGCAGACGCGTCCACTTGCCCGAGGTCTGCTCTGACCCTTCATAGGTGAGCCCCTCGCGGTCAAATTCGGGTTCGACTTCGATCTTTGGACGTGCATATGCAAGTCTGCGTCCCGATGGGAGCCGAAGAAACAGAATGCCTTTACGGTACGAAAATGCGACACCGTGGTGCAGGGTCACCGCCCTGCACTCACGAACCGCCTCGAGAGCAGCTGCGTCTACGTCGTACCAGAGCTGTTTGATGCGCGGACTTGCCTTGCGCCAGCTGTCAACGATCTCCCGCAGCTCCTCGTCACTGAGTCCGAGCTTATCCGCGCCCATCGCTTTGAGTGCGCCGATGCTGCCTTGATACCCAAGGGCGAGCTCTGCGATCTTGCCTTTCTGCCGCAAATGTCCGTTGATGCCGTGCTTTTCAACGGGGACCCCGAACATCTTGGATGCCGATGCGCAGTAGATGTCCCCGCCGTCCGCGAAAACGTCCATACGCCATTTTTCCCCGGCGAGCCATGCAATGACGCGTGCCTCGATCGCGGAAAAGTCTGCAACCATAAAGCGGCATCCGTCACGCGGTACAAACGCTGTACGAATGAGCTGAGAGAGCACGTCAAGCGGATGCGCATAGATCATCTCGATGGCGTATGTGTTTCCACTGCGTAAGAGCTCCCGCGCATCGTCAAGCTCGGTCATAGAATTGCGCGGCAGGTTTTGTACCTGCACGAGCCGCCCCGCCCAACGCCCCGTCCGATTGGCTCCATAGAACTGGATCAGCCCGTGTACGCGGCCATCGTCGCAGCGAGCCCGCTGCATCGCCTCATATTTTTTGACGGAGGTCTTAGACATGAGCTGTTTGAGCTTCAGCATCTCTTTGACCCCGGGTTTCTGCACTTGCGTCATGAGCTCCGGCAAATTATCCTTCGTGATCGATGCTGGAAAAAATCCCTCCTCTTGCTCGATCCAGCGTTTGAGCTGTTCGCCGCTCGCGGGATTCGGTAGCCCGGTAAGTGCTTTGGCGTGCGCGATGACGCGTCCCTTGAAGTCTGCGTCAAAGTCAATCGCCTTAGACACGAGCTGGGCATCGATGCTGACGCCTCGATCGTTGATGCACTGATCGAGCTCCCACAGCAGCTGTTCCTCCACCCGTACCGGGAAATTAGAGAGACGCCGGCGGATCTCTCGCTCGGCCACAACGTCGCGCACGCAGTACTCCTTGAACAGCACCCATTTCTCCGGCGCGTGCTCCGGCAGATTCCTTTCGCGGCCGCTGTTGATCTTCGTGGGTTTGCACGGCTTGCAGAAATACGTGATCAACTGTTTTCCGACGCTCATTTTCGCTTTGTCATCTGCGAGGCGCAGCGCCTTTGACGCCATGTCGAGGCTTCCGGGGAGTCCGAGTGTCAGCGCATGTACCATCGTGCACGACCACCCTGCGGGATCTAAAAATTGAAACGGTGCGGTCGGATCCATGCGGTGAAGTAAATGACTGAGCACGGTACGCTCGAACTGTGCGTTATAAGCGCATTTCGTTACCATACTGTCGGTAAGAGCAAAGAGAACATCATCCGGGAGTGTTTCGCCCGCTGTGAAGTCTACGATCTGCACGGGTGCATCGTCCCACGCATAGGCGAACAGCAGGACTTCGGCGTTCTCGGCGTACTTGTAGCCGCCGACCTTTTTGATGTCGAGATCCGAATAGGTCTCGATGTCGATTGATAGAATCATAGGCTCTCCTCGATAGCAAAGCCCGCACAGAGTAACCATGCGGGCCCCGCCCTATCTATGATCAGCTGAGGAAATCATCGTCGTCATCGCCGCCGAGATCCTCAAAGTCCTCCGTGGCCGATCGCTCACCGGTTAGATGATCGCCATCGCGTACCTTCTGGATGTTGCCGAGACCACAGCCGATACCGACATTGCCCTGCGTGTTGAACGCAAAGAATGTGACGCTGACGTTGGCATAGCACCCGGAATATACCTCCGAGCGATCCAGAACGGGCTCAACGCGCCGATCGACAATCTTGGGCGGATGATCCGCGCTTGCGTTCGCGTTGAGGAAGTAGCATCCGGCGTACGCATCATCGTCCGGCCGATCCTCGTCGCCATCACGCAGCGGGAGTTTGATATTCTTCGGAATGACACCATTCTTGTTGGCGAGCTTTGCCTTGCCCTCGATCTTCGCCTCCTCGATCGCCTTGTTGATCGCCTTGATGGTCTTGGTATCGTCCTTGCTGATGAGAAGCGACGCGCTGTAGCGCATCTTTCCGTTCGTGTCGCCCCGCATCTGCTTCGGCTCCCAGATATTCGCATACGAGAGACGGACATTCTTAATAACAACTCTGCTCATTGATCTTCTTCCTCCATAACTTCAAATTCAGACTGCACTGAATCGTATTCCGGTCGTTCATCATCTTCCGGCACAAGCGTCGGCTTGCCCGGCGGCTTTTCGATAACGCTCCCGAGGAGCTCACCAAATTTCTTCTTTGTAACCAGCTTTTCGAGCGCTGTGATGGTCTGCATCTCCAAGGGCTTGTAGATCACATCATCGGCGTACCCTGCCTTGCGCAGGAGCTTGACGGCTTTTGCCTCGTTAGTGATCTTGCGGTTGCTGCGCCCCTCGACAACCTTGAACCCCGGCCATCGATGCCCTTTAAGGGCCTCTTCGAGCGCGTGCGTTTTGATCTTCTCGGCGTACCGTACGAGGCCATCAACGCGCTCCAGCACAAACGACACTTCGTCGTCCGTGAGGAGGTCGGCGTCCCGAAACTCGAGTTTTGCGATCTCCATGTTGTAGTCCGACAGAGCCTTACACTGTGCGGCTGCACGGCAGAACCTGCAGTGATCGCCCGCCTTAAAATCGCCTTTGCCTTCGTAGGCAAGCTCGGCGATCGGCTTGATGCTCTCGCCCCACGCAAGGAGCTCGGCGACGGACATAAGCTGCGTTGAGAGTCCACCGTTGCGCGGCTGGAAAATTGACATGCGGACGTGGTCAAAATCGTAGAGGCATCCGTATTGCTCGATTGCTCCGAGTGCGTAAAGTTGCATCTGCGTGTTGCCTTCGGCAGATACGGGAACTCCCTTGCCGTACTTGAGATCCACGATCTCAAGTACGCTGTCATCGACGATGACCATGTCGCCCGTACCGAAACCATTCTTAACCCAGCGGCTAAAGTCCAGTCGCTCTTCCACTAGCACCTGTGCAGTATCCTGTGCTTCGTTGATTTTCTCGATGCACAGATCGACATACTCACTGACATACTCGCCCATTTCCGGACTGTAAAGAGGATCACGGTGAAAGTTTTCGACACGGAGCTGCAGCCCCTCATCGGAGATCTCACCGGTCCAGTGCCGGATATGCGCCTCTGCGAGTGCGTGGGCGAGCGTCCCCTCCTGCGCAGCTTCGCCCGCCTTGTCCGGGAACTTCCGTTCAAGGCGGGCAGATGGCGGGCAAGACAGCCAACGCTTACTCCCCGATGCGCTTAGAACTGCGTGTGCCATCAGAGTGCTCGCGCCTCTTTAAGGAAGTCCTCGAGCGCGACATCCGAGATTTCGCTGAGTTTCTCAACGCCACAGTCTACGAGCAGGGCTTTGAGTGCCTTGGACTTGCCGCTGCGTGCGATCGCGGCGCACTCCGCTTTTACTGTCTCACGGAGTTTCTTATAGTCCGTCTCCGCAGCGTCAGGATCAGGGGTAGCGGTGCTGTCCTCTGCCGCCTCTTCAAGCAGCGGTGTCTCTTCCTCTGCAGCGACTTCCTCCGCGCTATTCGTCTCAGGCTCGGGAGCCTGCGCAGGTATGGGCTTCGCTTTTGCTTTGGGTGCGGGTTTTGCGGGGATGGGCTCATCCTTGTAGACCTTGTCGGGCACGATGACCGTCTCCGAGGAATTCGTCTTGTGCGATACATCGGGGAGGTCGATCTCCGTGCCGATCTCCGCGCTCGCTGAGATCTCGCTCTTAATTCCCGTGGAGGTGCTGAGTGCCTGCAGCGCGCAGATGAGATTCGCGATGGCGTCCTTCTGTGCCCCCGCGATATCGCGCTCCGTGATGCTGATCTTGATTGTCATGTTGTAAATCCTCCTTGAGTTGTGTTATACTGTGTCTGTAAGTCTTTCTTGTCGCCCGGAGCGGTTAGCGTCGCTCCGGGTTCTTTTTGTTTGTGCGCCTGTAGGACGTGTGCCCGCTGGACAACTCAAAGCCCATAAGGAACGCCATTTGTACGAGGTCCGTGTGCTCCTTATCGGCAGCCTCTTGTGTCGATGAGAACCTTGTGATTCCACGACTGAGGTCCCCCGCAGAGACGGTAAGGTTTGTGACCCACACCTCGGACAGTGCGCATACGCCCCATGCGCTAGGCATTATGCCCACATTTGTGATGATGCGCACGGTTCGCCGATCATGCTTCATGATGGTCATGCGCTGTGTATATGGATCCATGCTATTCTCCCTCTTTCGCATTCATCTCATCCACGATCGCCTGCGCGTCCGCTTTGTCCTTGCACCACCTGCCCGCATACTCACGGTTGCCGCTGTGATCGACGGCGTTTGTGTCCTTGATGCGCTGCGCTTGATACATCATGACGCCTGCGATCGAGTTACTTGATACAAACCAATCACTCTTCATTCTGTCTCCTCCTTCACGCGCATTCCCTTACGTTCTGCATACACCGCAAGGTCGTGTTCCGCCTCTTCCTTCGTCTTGCGCCAGGGAAGCGCAGCGACGTTTTTCCAGCCCTCATCATCCCGACGTTTCTTCTGCCACGGCTTGTTTGGCTTCCGATAGCGGGCTTTCCAGCTGCCATCGAGCCCCTGCATCACGCGATAACGCCATCCTCGTTCATCAATGTATTCCATTATTGACCTCCTCAGCCCCCAACAGCTTCATCAGTCGCACCGTCTCATCATGGCGGCGGAGCGCTTCGTCCTTCGTATAGGCAACATTCCAGATATTTGGGTTGTCCTCTTCCAAAACAACGAGCATCGTACTCCATTGAGTGAAATACCCAGGTCTGTAAGTGACGACCGCAACCTCCACCCCGCTGCACCGCAGCGGGGTCTTGCGTTCTACAGCGTTCGTTTCCATCCTACTCACCAGCCTTTATCCAGTAGGTCAGCGTCAACCTATCCCCCGGGTACAGCATCCCCTTTCTGTCGAGCAGCCAAGGGTTCAGTTCTTCGATACCGCTCTTGTACTCGAGGATATACCGGCGGGTGCCGATATTCTTCTGCAGGTACGTCTCCGCGATCTCCCAGAGCGTATCGCCCGGCTTGACAACGTAGACTTCCTCGACGAGCACCGCGTCTCGTCCGTTGTCCCATGGATTGCACGCACCTGTAAACAGGATCGCTAGTCCCGTAAGTGCGCACCCCGCAATCAACTTCTTGACGCTCATGCAGCTGCCTCCTTCCTTTCGGTCTCCGTTGTCGCAGGACGTACCTCGACGACGACGTCCTTATGCCCGGACACGTCGAGGAGTATCTCCCAGATGTGGCGTGCTTGCGCCTCTGTCATTTTGCTCACCTCCTCTCTGCTGCGCGGATGCCGTGTGCCTCTGCTCACTGCTCATGCCGCGCTGATGGTCTGCGCGTCCCCGAGGTGGAAAACCTGCTCGGGAGCGAGGTAGTTGATGATGCGCCGACCCGTCGCGGGGTCGATCGACTCGGTGAAGAACCTGTAGTCATCGCCGCCGCGATCGGAGAAGAGCACGAGGTTCTCGCGCGGCTCGGTGAGCGCCCCCTCCGCATCGTCCATGTGGAGGTACTTAATCTCGACCTCCTTCGCCCCTACAAGCCGCGCGATGCGGCGGATATCTCCCTTGAAGTTCTGCACGGACGTGATCGCATTGACCTTGAGCCAAAAGCGGCTGTTGTCAAACCTTGCAATGCAGGTGTAGGTGTTGCCTCGTGCGGCAACGACGTTGTTCATGTTCCACTTGAGCCCCATAGCTGATCCTCCTTTGTTTCGGTTGTTGCTCCCTCCCTGCCGTGATACAATCACGATAAGGAGGCGATCAAAATGTACGGAATCGATATTACGTTGACTACCGGAAAAACGATTACAGTTCACGGCTTGACGGAGATTCGAGTACTGGATGAGCAAGAACATCTTGACTCCATCAAGCCAGGACAGTTCTTTGACTTTTTCTGGCTGGCAGTACATAGGTACTCTTTTATTGGCAAGCGGCAGACGTGTATCGTCGATGGTAAGCTGATCTCCTATATCACCTTTTTCTTAGAGTGCTAAAAGCTAACCTCGGTGCAAAGAGTACGGCGAACGCCGTGCTCTTTTTTAGAGAGAATGTTTAACCTATTAAACATTCTCTCTAAAAAAAATTTGAGGTACAGTCGCGTTTAATGCGGTAGACAACTTTAGAAGCGTATCCGTTGTTGTCGTAGCAATAGTACCGCGCTCAAGACCAATAATGATAGATCTGGAAACATTAGCTTTATCCGCAAGTTTTTGTTGTGTCAACCCCCTCTTCTTACGGTATTCCTTGAGTCTATTGACGCCCCCCATAGTTTCTCCTCCTCCCTTCTTCTTTCAAGAAAAGTTTAGCTTATTAAACAAAAAATGTCAAGTGAGATAAACAAAATCCTTGAAAAAATGTTTATCATACTATACAATAGAGGCTAGCGAGGTGATACTAGTGACGCTAGGTGATGTTATAAAAGCATATCGAAAAAGTCATAAGTTAAGCATGGATGAATTTGCGAAACGAAGCGCCTTAAGTAAAGGCTACATATCCATGCTTGAGAAAAACAAAAACCCAAAAACGGGAAAAGCAATCATACCATCCATCCAAACGTTTCAAAGCCTTGCAAAAGCAATGTCTACAAGTGTTGAAGCATTGATGAGATCAGTAGATAAGGGGCAATTAGTTTCTTTGGATTATGGTTCATCTGACGATCTACCTATGCAAACACCTGTTATCAGCCCACCTTCGACGAACGTTTGCACCCCAAAAGAAGCCGATCATCTTAAAAAATACCGCGCACTGGACGAAGATGGGCGTGAGCTCGTAGATGGGCTCCTCGACACTCTGCATGAACAGCGTTCCGCAAAATCCGGCGAATCGTGGAGCGAAACTACTGGCGGCTAATTCAATCAAAAAATCCACACGAAAAAGGAGACCCGTAGCACAAGGAGTTTGACAGCGTTAAATCTCAATGAAAAATAAAGGGATTCGTCAAACATCTTTATCCAATCACGACAACCAACTATGAAAAATCGGCTCTTTTTTCCTAGTTGAACATCCAACTGGGAAAATATCGCGATTTCTTCCCACATAAAAACCGCCCACCGTGTTGGCGCACAGTGAGCGGTGAAGCAAGCAATCTCCGAAGAGATATACCTACTCTCTAGCAAGACAAAGTATATCACACCTTCGGGGATTATTCCACATATGATTTCCGGAGGTGTTTTAATATGCCCAAAACACAAAAACGCGCAGCGCTCTATATCCGCGTGTCAACCGATGAGCAAGCCCGCCACGGCTACTCGCTCTCGGAGCAGGAATATGATCTCAAGCAGTACGCAGATCGGCAAGGGTATAGGGTGATCGGTATCTATGCCGATGAGGGTATCAGCGCACGCAAGGCACTCAGTCGTCGCAAGGGACTGCAGCGGCTCCTTGAGGATGTAGAGGCGGATCACGTTGATATCATTATATTTAAGTGTCTCGATCGCTGGTTCCGCAACATCGCGGACTACTACAAGGTGCAGGAGATCCTCGACGCACACCAAGTAGAGTGGGAGTGCTCGCAAGAGTCCCTATACAACACGACGACGACCAACGGTCGTCTGATGCTCAATCTCAAGCTCTCGATCGCGCAGCACGAGAGCGATCAGACGGGCGACCGCGTCAAATACATCCACGAGGGCCTCAAGCGCATCGGTAGAGTAATCACCGGACACATGCCACTCGGCTATCGCATCGGTGAGGACAAGCGAATCGCTATTGACGAGGACGCTGTGCCGATCGTGCGCGAAGCGTTTGATCATTTTATCGTACACAAGACTGTTCTCGGCACATTTCGCATGATGCGGGAAAAGTACGGATACACCAAGACAGAAGGCTCCATCGGCCGCATGCTCCAAAATCGTATCTACCTTGGCGAGTATTATGGCATCAAGGATTTTTGCCCCGCGCTGATCGACGAGGGCGTGTTTGCGCAGGCACAAAAAGTATTTGCCGGCCGCACCCGCCATCACACCAGCGGGATGATATACCTGTTCGGGGGGCTCCTGCATTGCCCTGAGTGCGGTCGTCTGCTGACGCCACGAAACCGTACACTCAACCGCAAGGTGTACACATACTACACCTGCCGCGATCACACACACGGACGGGGATGCCCGTATAAAACTTACTGGCGTGAGGATCGCGTCGAGGCTGCACTGCTCACGTCTCTCGGCGAGGAGTTGCAGAAATATCTTGCGGACATAAAAAAAGTCACTCGAAAGAGTGACGATGCGCAGTCCGGCATAACTGTTGCAGATCTGAGGGCAAAGCAAGCACGGCTGAAGGAGTTATATATCGCAGGACTTGTAGATCGTAGCGAGTTCGATGTGCGGCATTCCGATCTTGACGCGCAGATCGCAGCGTTGCGTCCGCGCCCAGATGTCAGCATCGCTTATCTTGAGACCGTAGCCGCAAGCGACTTTTCTGAACGATATTTGAAACTGGATAAAAAGGCGCGAAAGATATTCTGGTCACGCATTCTCGACCAAGTACAACTCACAAGCGGTGCGCCGAAGCCCGTATTTCGTGCGTTCTAGCCGTCGCACTAAGATGCGTAACACGCCCCGTGCGGGGCGCGACGACGGTTTAGCATATGCTTTTGGACAGCTTGACGTTTCAATCCACGCGCCCCGTGCGGGGCGCGACTTTTCTAGCAATAGATGAGTATGACCGCATGAAAGTTTCAATCCACGCGCCCCGTGCGGGGCGCGACAACGGATGGCGTCCCATGTGCAACCCCTTTTGGTTTCAATCCACGCGCCCCGTGCGGGGCGCGACCGGGAGACGCCGTCTATAAGCTGTCCAACCGTCTGTTTCAATCCACGCGCCCCGTGCGGGGCGCGACCGTGATTAACGCCGTGAGCGTGGAGAACGGCAAGTTTCAATCCACGCGCCCCGTGCGGGGCGCGACACCGACTCTATTTCTACTGATATAATATATAATCGTTTCAATCCACGCGCCCCGTGCGGGGCGCGACTGCAAAAAAGGTCACGACTTCCCTCTTTTGCCACATATTCATGGGTCTTACTCGCCATGAATACGGTTTGCTTGGCGCATACGTCCCACACCCCTCCTTTGATGTGGTTCACGCACCTATATTTCTTCACTTCATTTTCTGTTTACTTCACCTTCGCACTCCTAAAAGTACTTAGGAAAGCACTGATAAATTCAGCACCACCATCTTAGCGCATCTTTTTTGCCCGCTTTTCGCCCTCGATCCTCCACATAGCTTTGGCTATGC